GTCACTTAATTGTAAACCATAATTTTTAAAAGAATCATACAATTTATATTTTAACTCTTTATAATCTATAGCTTTATCAAATAGGCGTTTCTCATAATTTTCTCTTATATTTTCTTGATATTCTAAGTTGCAATTAAAATGAAAATTTAACCAATCATGATTAATTAAATTATAATCAATTGTACAATCATAAAAATCATAATTTAAATAGTAAATGTAATCTTTAACAAATTTATCTATTAATTTATTTAAATCTTTTAAATTTTTTTCTTCTTCATTAAAAGCGAATATTCTGCTAGTAAACATTCTCCAAGAATTTTTGTTGATTATTTTTACTTTATTATAATTTTTATAATATTCTCTAAACCAGTTGTCTATACCGTGACGATAAATTTGGGATGTATGTATTTTTAAAAAATATTCCTTATTATAATTTTCTACTATCAATAATGCAACCTCAACGCCATATACATCGCACAACATACTTAGCCATTCTTGAGTCCATGGATTTAAATTACCAACAAATTGTTTTGCTTTTAAATAAAAATATGGATCTATAGGTCGTGGGGGTTTAGCAAAATTTGCAGAGGCATAACGACTTATCCAAGTTGATCCAGTTCTATGTAAAGAAATTACTATATTTGTCATGCTACCATTTTGCTAAAATTCTTTTCCTTTTTAAATTCTATTTTCATATTGAACTTACCGTCAAGAATTTCACCTTTGTGAGATATGACAAATATGTTAGTATCGTCAGAAAGAGTGTGCAAAATTTTAAGAAGATTATCCACACCTTCATGATCTAAACTTGAATCAAACGTTTCATCAAGGATAAGAAGATTAGTTGCAACTGAATTTTTCATTTTAGCTATTTGACGCCAAGTAAATAATAATGCTAAATCTATTCTTTGTTTTTCGCCTTCGCTAAAAGAGTCATATGTAAATTCGTCTCGATGTCTTGATCGAATAGTTTCTTGAAATGATTCATCAAGATCAAAGTGTACAAAGAAATCAAGTACTTGAAGATACTGATTAACTAATTTGTTTATAACAGGCAAATACTGTTTAATAATTTTAGTTTTTATGCCAGTATCTTTAAGCATTTCACTCATAACTGTGTTATAAGATATATCTTCTGATAATGAAAATTTATTTTCAAGTAAAGAGTTACGTCTTTCGTTTAAACTTTCTAAATCTAGTTCTGCGGTTCGTAGGTCTGCACTTACACCTTTTTCGAGATATAACTGGTATTCTTTAATTTGTTTCTGCAGTCCAGTAATCTTGACGTTGTTTTGACTGAGTTCAGATAATTTAGATCGTAACGATTCAAGTATGCGTCCGGTCTCTTTAATCTCTTTTTCCACGCTCGTGCCTGTCTCACCGATTTGCTTAAGCGCACTCTTGTGAGTCCGTCTCTCTCCTTCGAGCGTTTCCAGTACATGAGATTTATGGCTGTTTGAAAGGGTTTGCTCACATGTGGGACACGCCTCATTCTCATCGAAAAACTTGATCCGCTTGCTGATGTTGGTGATATTTGTTTGCCGATCTTGACTTCCGAGCAATAATTCTTGGCGTTGATCATGTAAAGTCGAAAGCCTTTTCTCGGTTTCTCGAATAGATTCGTCGAGGCCCAGGCTAAGCTCACTATTCGCAGTTTGTAATTCATCGATACTATCCTGCGATTCATGTATCCTAGATTCATATTCTTTTTTATTCTCTTGTGTTAATGTTTGTATGTCTGTAATATATTTTTTTTGAGTATCAATTTTATTTTTAGTTATATCTATTTGATATGATAAATCTTTTAATTGATCTTTCAGTACGCTCTGCTTATCACGTAATATTTGATTCATTTTCGAAAACACATTAATATCAAGAAGATCCTCGATAACCTCTCGCCTGTGTCCAGCTGCAAGTTGCATAAAGGGAATGAAAGAGGAGGAACCCAATACAACAACTTGATGAAAGGACTTATGATTTAGTTTGAGGATATTTTGTTCGAGGATCTTCTGATATTCTTTAGCATGAGAAGATTGGTTGATCATAGTACCATTTTTCCAGATCTCGAAGATTCCTGGTTTTATGCCACGTACAATTCTAAAGACCGCGCTTCCTATGCTAAATTCAATCTCAACAACACAAGCTTTTTGATTAATCGAATTAATCAACTGGTTTTTATTGATGTTACGATGTGGTTTGCCAAAGAGAGCGAATGAGATGGCATCCAACATAGTGGATTTACCCGCACCGTTTTGACCTACAACCAGTGTTGACTTTGTGTCATTTAGATTGATCTCTGTAAAAGAATTTCCTGATGATAGAAAATTCTTGTATTTAACTGTCTTAAATAATATCATGCTATTTCTAAAGCCTGTGCTTCCGTCATAAGTTCTCGCATATTTACCTTTATACGATCTTTATCCAAGTCAGTGTCAACGCCTTCGATATAATCGTCGACGAGTTGTGTTGTATCTTCAATATCTAATCCTTCATCATTTACGTTATCACCAATAAACTCATTAAAGTTTTCAGCAATTTTAAGTTCATAGATATCTTGGTTTTGAATACGATCGATAAATCTATCAAAAATAAAAGCATCCGACTTATTCACTACCGTTACCTTCACAAATTTTTTATCAAGGTTAGATACATCATAACTATTATAATCTATTTTTTCATCGTTGTACACAATTTTTTCAAACAAAGTATAATTATTTTTAATTTTTTCTATTTCACGAGTTTCCGTATCGACTATATGAAAATATTTTGGATCATGAGCATCTGACCAAAAGAATTCCATTTGGCTACCAAGATACCATACGTTATCTTTGCGTGAAGAACAATGAAAATGACCTGTAAGCACAAGTTCGAACTTACTAAATAGTTTGTGATTCATACCGCCATGCGATTCTACGCCTCTCATCAACTCAAATCCGCCTAGTTCGAGATGAGCAGCACACCAGTCAGCTTTACACTCATTAATAAAATTCATGATTTGATCGTAATTTTCGTTACATATCCAAGGTACTAACGCTATTTTTAATGAGCCGTATTCCATAACGGTAGGTTCCATAATAATATGGATCTCATTCATATAATGTCCTAAGCATTCTTTCAATGAATTAAGATCATTTGTATTTTTATAATACGTGTCGTGATTGCCTGGAATAATATCCATAGACATGCCTCGAGTTCTTAATTCATTTAAGAAATGTTTACGATTATGATTTAGTGCTTTAAAGTTAACAAACTTACGATGATCATAGTAATCACCTAAATGTAATATTTGTTTTATTCCTCTTTTTTCGCATTCTGGAAAGAATACATTATCATAAAAGTCAGCTGCGTTATTCAAAAATATTTCAGAAGAATTACGAATGCCGCAGTGTGTATCATTCAGTATCGCTACTTTCATTTGGTCCTTTTCTCAATATAACATAATCATCGTGTATAATCCACTCAAGCGTATCGCCTGGTTTCCATCCTTGTTCTTTTACTATCTCTTCCGGAAATTCTATTTCTAAATCTTCGCCAGAACCTTCGACAGTTACTTGATACATTCTTGTTTTTTTCATTGCATAAACTCGCTTAAATCTGAATCAGCATGTACTGCTCTTTTTTTTCTTTTCTTTGTTACTTTTTTAGAATATTCTTTTATTTCAGTATCATAAACTTTTACTTTATCTATACGATCTCTCAATGTATCAACAAAAGCTCCTACAACTTGATTGCTCGTATCATCACCATTTTCATTAATTATAAAATTTTCTATACCAGAAGCTGTTAAATATTTCATCTTAACATCTTGCTGTTTCTTTTCTTTTGCTATTCTTCGAAGGAAAGCATACCATGTGATTTGTGTAAAGTAAGCAAAAGCATTTGGTTTACCAGTTCTAGTCGCAGCTTCAATATCATAATTAGAAATAGCTTTTAAACAATTTTCAACCGCATCCATTACCATTTCTTCACGATATGTGTAACGTATAAAGTTAGCTTTATGAGATAATCCTTCAGCTATTCTTAAAAAGCAATGCGCTATATAATCAGTTACTTTAGGAATTTCTGTATTGTTTTTACGAGCTTCGTTAACTGTCCCAACATATTCTACTACAGCTTGAGAAAAGTCAGCATTATTTACATAGTGAATGCTTTTTCTTTTTTGACGAGCCATCACATGTCCTTTCATTCTATAATTATATTATACCATAAACAGTTGATATTGTATATATTTTTATTTTGCATTCACACAAAAAAATAAGAGTTTACGAAAATCATTTTCTGTGGTATAATAAAGTATTACTTTGGAGGGAAGGAATACTACCTCACTCGTAATAATATTCGTCGGTATCACCTAATCTATATTTATTACCATTTTCTACTTGATAATATTCTGT